GAAAAGGAATTGAAATTAACAAGCAAGTTTGGCAGGCTGGATAAATTAACAGGTATTGGAGAGTTTGGTATATTGTTTTTAGGATTGTCAGATGCTAGAAATATTGAAGCGCATAACAGTCCGGTTGTAGGTGCTTCAAAACTGTTATACGTAAAACCATTTGGACAGGGAAGCGTTGATATTTCCAGGTATGAAAGCAAATCAGGGAATGCTCGTTATGGATTGCCCGTAGAATACACAATTACGATAGCTGATACAGGGATAACAACGAAAACCACTGAAGTAAAGGTACATTATACCAGAGTGATTCATGTGACGGATGATATGATGGAGTCGGAAGTGAAAGGAACGCCCAGGATGGAAGCTGTGTATAATCGTTTAATGGATTTGGAGAAGATAGTTGGAGGAGATGCTGAAATGTTTTGGCGGGGAGCACGACCAGGTTTTCAAGGTAAAATAGGTGAAGATTATGAAATGACTCCGGAAATGGAGGATGATTTACAGAATCAGATTGATGAGTATGAAAATAACCTGCGGAGAATACTAATAAATAAAGGTGTTTCATATGAGGCGTTGGCTCAGCAAATATCTGATCCATCAAGTCACGTGGATATACAGATACAAATGATTTCAGCCGAAACAGGAATACCAAAGCGTATATTAACAGGATCGGAACGTGGAGAACTATCCAGCACACAGGATAGCGATGAAATGAGGACGTATATACAGTCTCGTAGGGAAGATTACGCAGAACCTGGCATTGTACGACCATTTATTGATCGTTGTATTGAATTTGGAATATTACCGGAAGCTGGAAAGGATGGATATACTGTTAAGTGGCAGGATTTATTTGCACCAAGTGAGAAGTCAAGGGTTGAAATAGGGAAAGAACGTGCAGAGGCGTTGAGTAAGTATGCATCCAGTCCGATGGCAGAAATGACAATTCCACCCGCTGAGTTTTTGAAGTATTTCTTAGGATTGTCCAAAGAAGAAATTGAACAGATTGAAGCAGCCCGGGAAACCCAAATAAAGGAAGAGGAGGCAAATGTATTAACGCCGGAGGAAGAAGAAATTGAAAAACAGAGATTAGCTCAAACAGAGGAATAATGGAAACAGTAATACATACGCACTCAGACATTCAGACCTATTTACGTAGGGATCCAACCCGTACCACAATTTTAAGAAACGGATTTGCCAGGGAAATGAGAAAGCGATTCCGTGAATTGGCAGTAGTAATACGAAAAGCTATTATAGAAGAGGATTGTTTTGGATTGAGTGCCGGTTTTTACCAAATGATACCTCCAGGCAGACAAGCATTTGTATTTCCACGTTCAGCGGATAAGGTTAATGCCTTCATGGAGTGGTTGAAAGTCCAAACGGATAGAGGAATTTTGGAAGTAGGAGAATTTCAACAAGTAGGTGTAGGTATTGAATCAGCTTGGACAAATAAGTATATTCAGGATAGTTATAAGAGGGGAGTAATTAGAGCAAGATATGAATTGAAGAAAGCCGGGTTTGACGTACCAACAATTGATCAAACAGGAGGAATTGAAATAAGTATGTCTACACCCTTCCACATGGATCGAGTAGGATTACTATATAGTAGGGTGTTCAGTGGCTTAAAAGGCATCACAACTGCTATGGACACCCAAATAAGTAGGATACTAGCCCAAGGAATAGCGGACGGAGATAATCCACGTTTATTAGCAAGGAAATTGGTTAGTGCAATTAATGGGACTGGAATGGGTGATTTGGCTTTGACTGATACGTTGGGGAGATTTGTTCCAGCGGCTCGTAGAGCTGAAATGTTAGCTCGCACAGAAATAATAAGGGCTCATCACAACGCGACGATTCAGGAGTATAGGAATTGGGGAGTTGAAGGCGTTAAAGTAAAGGCTGAATTCGTGACGGCTGGTGATGATAGGGTTTGTGATCGTTGTGGTGCTTTGGAAAGAGAAGTGTTTACGCTGGATAGGATTGAGGGGATGATTCCGCTCCACCCGCAGTGCAGATGTCTTGCACTGCCATTTAAACAATCATCAATAACAAAAAGATTAGTATTTGAAAATCAATAAAGATATGAAAAACTTAGTACAAATAAATACCAGTTATGACATCAGAACCATACGACATCAGGGCAAACCACATTTGGTAGCACCTGTTGTAATGATGATCGAGGGTGTTCATGTTGGTAACCACGGCCCAATTTTTCATAGTGCTGCGGAACTTGGAAAAGTACCAGCATCATGGAATGGAATACCGGTGGTGGTAAGACACCCAGAGGAAAACGGCCAAAATGTTTCTGCCAATTCTCCACAAGTAATTGATTCGGAGATTGTGGGCAGGGTTTATAATACACACATGGAGGACAATAAATTAAAAGCTGAAGTGTGGTTGGATGAAGAGAGAATAAGAACTTTACATCCAACTGCATTGGCTTACATTCGCCAAGGTCGTTCATTAGAGGTTAGTGTTGGAGTATTTACAGATGATGATACAACAGAAGGCGAATGGAATAATGAGCATTATCAAGCTATTGCCAGAAATCACAGACCAGATCACCTGGCTCTCCTGCCCGGCGAGAAAGGTGCCTGTTCTTGGGAAGATGGTTGTGGTATTCGTAACAATAAGAAAGGAGGTAATGAAGTGAAAGATGAAGTATTTGCTAAAGGTAGTACATTACTGGAGGCGATGAAAAGTTTGAGTCAGAAAGGGTTCGTAGTATCCGAAATCGGAGATAACGAGCAAGGATACAGAACGCTGGTTCAGGCGATTCAAACAAAACTTGACACAATGGATAGTGATTTTTCAACATACTACCTACAAGAAGTATTTGAGGATTCGTTTGTTTATGAAGTCAGAAAAAGGGATCAGGGTTCCGCGTTGTACAAACTAACATATCAGACAAACGAGGATGAGACGGTTGAGTTTGATGGCGATCCTGTTGAAGTTCGTAGGGATGTAAAGTATGTCTCTATGGCTTTGAAGCGGACAAAATTTTCTAGTAATAACAAACCTAAAAAGGAGGTTAAAATTATGAGTGATGACAAGAAAACTCCTTGTTGCCCGGAAAGGGTTCAGGAACTGATCAACAATAAATTGACCAAGTTTACTGATGAAGACAAGAAGTGGCTATTAACTCAGGAAGAGGATACGATTGAAAAGTTGTTTCCTAATGAGCCAAAAGTTGAAGAACAATCTGCTCCAGAAATTAATAAGGAGCAAGTAAAACAGGCGGTAAAGGAATTATTTTCCAAACAGGAAGAATACATTCAGTTAATGCCTGATGAAATGCAGGATTCCGCACGTTCCGGATTAAAATTACATTCAGAACAGCGTGAAAAGAAAATCAAAGGTATTATGGATAATGCCAAAGATGTATGGAAAGAAGAGGATTTGAAAGCAATGAACGCAGAAACTTTAGATAAGGTTTATGCCTCGATCAAAGTGGAAGGCGATTATTCTTTGAATGCTCACAGTGAAAAACCAATTAATACCAACACGGAAGAAGTTTTGCTTCCAACCGGTGTTAAAATAAATAAGGAGGAGGAAAAGTAATGGCTTATAACACTATTAAAATTAAGAAGTACTCGGATGTGATTGAAGAAATCACAGCAACTGAGGTTGCAATAACTCCGGGTTCCTTGCTTGAATTAGACAGTGCTGGTACAGTACAGGCTCATTCAACAGCAGGTGGAACTGTTCTTCCAATGTTCGCATTGGAGGATGAATTGCAGGGTAAAGGTATTGATGACAATATCGCTGCAAGTAACAAGATTCAAGTCTGGATCCCTGGAAGGGGTGATCAGGTTTATGCTATTCTACAAGACGGTGAGGATGTTTCTATCGGTGATTTTTTAACATCAAATGGAACAGGTTCACTGAAGAAACTTACGGTTGACTCTGCAGGAGGATTAGAACCAGTGAATAGTCCTATCGTAGGAGTAGCATTGGAAGCTGTGAATCTTTCAGATTCAAGTGGAGGTGAATCCAGCGGTGCTCTTGGGTATAACAAGCGTATTAAAGTGAGAATCATATAACGAAAGGAGGAAAGAAAAATGAATACACAAGTTGATTTGATAGGAAAAGACGGCCAAGCTCAAGGAGCAGTGGCGGGTCAGTTGTTAGCTCAAGGACAATTAAATGTAGGGAGTTTGCGTCCATATATTGGTAAGGATGGTAGAGCGTATATTACTGTATTTAAAGGAGGTGATCCTAAGGTTATTAGTAATTACCAAATCGTCCAGGAAGTAGGCGCAAATGCTACACTGAGGAGAGATGAGTGGAAAACTTTAGACGATGCAATTTTGAAAATTTCTGAGCAGCGGCTTGGAGGAGTTCAGGATTTACTCGGAAACGGTTTGACATACAATCTTGGAAATGCGATGGGTACCACGGTACTTGAATGGCATGACGTGAGTGATTCAATGGAAGCTGATTTAACAATGGATGGGGTGACGAAAAGCGAAGGCGATCGTCCGACATACCAACACAATTATTTACCAATTCCGATTATCCACGTTGATTACGAAATCAATGCAAGGGTATTGGCTGCCAGTCGTAGTTTGGGGAATCCACTGGATACCACTTCAGCTGAGAGAGCTGCTCGGAAAGTGAATCAGAAGATGGAGGATATGTTATTCACAGATACCACGTATGCATTTGGTGAAACAGATTCCAGAACACGGAATTCAATTTATAGCTACCTGAATCACCCAGATAGGAACGAAGTAACGTTGAGCGTTAATTGGGACGACAGTGCCAAGACAGCTGCTCAGATTGTTGCTGAAGTTCTTTCGTTGAAACAGACTAGCATAAATGCATTGCATTATGGTCCATGGATGTTGTACATACCAACAGCTTATGAAACCATATTGGATGAGGATTATGACACGCAAACACCGGGAACTACCACGAGAGAGCGGATTTTAAAGATTGAAGGAATAAAAGGTATTAAGGTGATTGACAGATTGACAGCAAACAATGTTCTTCTAGTACAGATGACCAGTGATGTTGTTCGTTTG